GTTGTGGCGTCCGCGAACTGGCCGAGAGGCTGCCACATCGTCAATTCGATAGAACTGGCTGTAAGGGGGATCGGTGAGAGGTAAACGTTGCCGGTCGGGAACTGGCGGTCATAGAACAGCTTGCGCACCACGAGCGAACTACTGCCCCGGTCCATGTTGGCTGCCCACTGGCGAGCGTGCTGAACCTCGATGGGAGTCTCGTAGGGATGCGCGCTAACGGTCAGGATGTGCTGAGCCGCAGTGATCGCCACCGGGCGCGCGGTATTGAAGTTCTGGCCGGTGCCGATGGTATACGATTGCTGTGCCGCGGTGAGCACAAATGTCGCAATCAGGACGGACAGCACCTCTGCCTGTTCGCTCGAGCGGTTGTCGATGGCCGCATTGATGCTGTAAAGAAAATCGGCGAGTTGCTGCGCGGACAGCCCCTCGCCGGAGTCCAGCACGCCCAGTTCCAGCGCCGCGAACTGCGCGACCTGCGTCAGAGTGATACTCGCCACGGTTTACCCCTTGGCGCGGTCGGCCTTGCGTTGCGCCTCGTCCAGTTGCCCCTGCAAGCGCGCCACTACCAGCGCCGGGTCTTCGGCGTCTTCGGGCAGAGGGTCGAGCTTTGAAACACTGGAAACCCATGGTCCTGTTTCCTTGCCGGGAGTGGCCTTCATCAGCGCCGCCAGGATCTTTTCATCCTTTACGACGCGCGTTTCCACGTAGGGAGTGACGGCAGGGTCCGGAGTTCCGTCATCGAGCAAGCCGGCGAACTTGGGGTGCATGTTGCGCCGGTAGATGGCCTTCGGGAATTCCCGGTGCGTGTACTCGCGGGTGTAGCCGCGGGCTACAAGCGCATCCTCTTCTTCCTGCTTGAGCACGAAAACCGGCTCGTTACTGGAATCGGCCGGCGGATACAGGAACTTCGGGAATCCGTTGTTCTTGGCGAGAATCTGGTTGTGGATGTTGATTCCACGCACCTCCGGATTCTTGCGGCCGGCCGTGGCGCGGATGTCGCGCAGCAGGGCTTGTACGCCCTCGGTGTTCAGCGTTTGCTGTCCGCCGTAATCTTCGGGGCGGAAGGACACTTAGGCTCCCTCTCTCGGTGCGCGCCGAACGTCGGTCGGATGCGCTGGATCGTTTTGGATGTTATGCGTGATCTGGCCGCCGAAAGCTGTGCGCGCGTCCTGTTGCCGGCCTGGAGCTCCCTCGTTCGTTTGCGGGACGCCGTAGCCTTGCCGTCCGGGGACGTTCTCGGCCTGCAGCTTTTGTGGGTCGCCGTAACCTTTCTGCGTTGGATCGAGATTGGTCGGCTGTTGGAGGTAGTCGTCGGTTCGTAGCGGGTCGAGTCCGCCAAAACCTTCGCCTTCGGGGAACGGGTCGGGCGCGTGATCGGGCTGTGCGTTCAACTTCTGTTGTCCGCCGCCCACAAGCCCTACAATGGCCTGTTCCAAAGAGGACACGCGGTATTCCAATTCGGTGACATAAGCCATGATGTCATGGCTGTGCGTGTGGGCCGGATGCTCCTGCGCCAGGAGTCCGGGTGCTGCTTGCGTCATATCGGGCATGTTGCTCCTTTTCAATGCGGGGCGGACTCCGTATTTGCCGCCCCGCACACGAACACATCTTAGCGCGGGTTAGGTTCCCACGCAAATATACGAGATGACGTCGGTGCCATGGCCGGTAAAGGCCACTGCCGACGCACTTGAATAGGCGACCGAGGTGGCATATACGCCGCTCACATCGGTCGCCGAGCACTGGTAGCTGGAGGAACTGGTATAGGCTAAGGGCAATGTCACCGAGCAGGAAGTGCCGAGGGTGCATTGCCCGATCCAGGTATGGCTGGCGCCGAGATCCCACGCCGACCAGACGCTACTGGCGCACGTTACCAACTGCACCGCGCCCCGGCCGGTCTGACCTCCGGAGGCGATCAGCGGCAGGGTGTAGAGGTTGGCGGCCACGCAGGGCCCCTTAGGCGTTTCGTCGATGAACGCGCCGGGGGAATACGGGTGGCTGGAGTCGCCGGACGCTACCGCGGAAGTCCCGACCCATACCGTCGCGCCGGATGCGTGGCTGTACTGGCCGTTGGTTCCCAACTGGGCACGTTTGACGTTGAAGCACGTCGAGGTTACTCCCTGACTCAACACCTGCGCAATCTCTTGATCTACAGCGAGATACGAGCCGAGAGTTCCACCGGACAATGACGGCAGCGTAACGCCCGTGGCGCTGGCCAAACACCACTGCAGGGTGCCGGCCGAGTTCGGCGAGGGCGCGTTCACGACGGCGGAAAGCGTGGTGCTGGTGGTGGTGGCCTGCCCGAATGCGAGCGCGGCGCAAAACAGCAGCGCCGCGGCGAATTGGATGGTTCGATTGATGTTTTTCATGGCTTTTCTCCGTTATAGCATCCCAGCGGTACTAGCATGAGTTTCCCTGTTGTGACTGCGACATGGTGAGGCCTGCAAAGCCAGACAACCTGAAGCGGCTTAGAATAGTCCTCGTGATTAGCCTCCACCTTAGGTTCGCCGCAAATATAGCAGTTCCCGCGATGGATGACACCTTTTCGGACATAGAAGCCGCATAGACTCCGGCAGCGGTGACGTTGCAGAGCCGCCCCGGTCCTTTTGTGCTGCTTTGACCACTTGCGCATGTGTTCAGCATGGTGAGCTTTGCAAGTCCATTGGCCATTTCTGGCTTCGCTTGAGCAATACGAACATTTAGCCATGCCGCAATCATAACATAGACTTTCATGGAAGGCACCATATCCCTATGAAAGAGAGATTCGGACGCCTCCTTCCATATATAACGGCGCGATGCCGTAATAGACATCGAACCGGTTCACCCACTGGTCGCGGTATCCGTCGAAGATGCGGACGAAACGCAACGAGACGCCGATTTCCTTGCTGCGGTCCTCATAGCCCATATCCACGCCCTCGGGTACGTCGCCCGGGAAGGACGTAAACGCATAGGCTTCTTTGTCCCACAGCAGGCCTTGCAACGTGGTCAGGCCGCCGAGAGCGCCCTGTCCGGACGCCGCGGTGCCATAGACCGAGATCAGCGCCCCATCGGCTGGCGAGGCGCTCACATTCTGGAACTGGCCGCTCGGCACGATGGCGGGCAGAATCGAGATGGTCGCGGTACCGGTCGCGTTGTTCGCCGAAGTCACTGCAGCCTGCACTACGAACTGCTGTAAGACGCCGGTGGATTGGCGGCTCTGCGGGTTCACTGCGTAGACGCCCGCAAAGGAGATCACGTCTCCCGGCAGCAGCACGTTGGCAATGCCGGTCGAGGAACCGCCTAGCCAGCCCTTCGTGTTGATGGAGGTTCCAGTCTGGTTGGCGCCGGTCACTTCGGGCAGGTAGGAGCTATAGGCCGTGTTATTCAGCACGCCGATGGTTTGCGCATTGATGTTCTCATCGACAAACCATTTCAGCCCGAGAGCGTTGTTCACCTGGCCGGTTTTCCACTGCTTTGACAGACTGTCGGCCGGGTTGTAGAACTGCTTGGTGTAGTCCAGCCAGCCGCGCTCTGCCAGCGCGTTGATGGCCAGCGACCATTTACCGCCCTTTGGGTCGAATCCCATTTGGAACAGCAGTTGGCGCGCGTTCGCGTAGGTGTTGAACGCATCCGAGCCGCTCAGTCCGGGGGTCGTTCCGACCGAACCGACAAAGTTGGCGGTATTGAGCACCGCCATGCTGGCGCAGCGGTAATCGAGTTTGTTTGAGAGCGAGATCATCGCCGGTTCCAAGTAGCGCCGGCGGAAATCGTCCAGCGAAAGGTACTTTTCGGCGCTCGAAAACTCGAAGTCTACACCCGATTGCTGGTTGATCGTGATGGGCACTTCGGTATCGGTCAGGCCCTCCGGAGAGTACGCCTGTCCGTCGCGTCCGATGAAGCGGGGCGGTTTGCGGACAAAGATCGTGTCGCCGATCTTTCCGCCTTTTTTGCCAAACTCCTCATCGAGGTCCCGATAGAAGTTCGGCAGGATAACGAGCTTGTTCTCCAGGATTTCCAGGGAGTCCCAGGTAATCTCCTGGCGCGTCAAAAGCTGATTGGCCATGTATGGCCCTCCTGTGTTTCACGTGAAACACGGATGGCCGTTACGCCTTGCGCTTTTGGTTTCGATACTCGTCGTAATTCGTGGGGGCTGTAGGCTCCCCAGGAGAGATCCCGCCCAAACTGCGGGGCGGCGCCGGAGCACGGGAAACCAGCACAGGACGTACCGGTGCGGGTTGCGGTTGCTCGGGGCCTTTCTGGGATGTGAGGGAATTGCAGTGGATTGCCACGGCCTGAATCTGCTCGTGGCCTTCAAGCGCGGCGATTCGCGCGCATTCCGCAAGATCGCTGCCGATCTCGTGAATTGCCCGCAAACCGTTGGCTCCCATTGCCGCGGCGAATCTCCAGGCTTCCGGCCGCATCAACAGCGCCGGATTCTGGAATACTTTGGCGTCAAAATCAGGGACTTCGGATCGGACCTGTGACAGCGTTCGCTGCCACACTTCCGCCTGATCTTTACGCTGCCGCTCTTGGGTTTCGCGTGTCTTCTGCCGCTGGTCCCATTCGCCCTTCAGATCGTCGAACCGGTCCAGGAGTTGCTCATACGACTCGGTAGGGTGTTCCTGCGCGAGCCGTGCAATCGTCTCTTTGCGGGTCGGTTTCGGATCTTCAGTCGCGGGCTGTTCGGCGGCCGGCTTCGGCTGTTCCACTGCTGCCGGCGGCGCTGCCGCTGCCGGTTTTGGCTTCCTCAATTCCTCCAGTTCCGCTTCCAGCCGCTTCTTATCGGCGGCCAGCTGGCGAATGCGGCGCTCCGCATCCGTCCGGGGTGGAGGAGTCCCTTCGGGGTCCTGAGTTACAGCAGCTTCCGGGGCTGCGGCGCTTTCGCCCGCCGGTTTGGCCGGTGGCACGGAGGGAGTTTTCGGTTCGGACGCCGGCGCTGGTTTAACGTCGGTCGGTGACGGTGCGTTTTTCAGCGACTTGTACTCCTCGAAGTCCGCTGCGTCCCGCAAAGGCGTCTGAGCCGTCAAATTTTCGGACATTTCTTCCTGATTCCAGAGTTTAGACCACAACCCGCGCAATGTCAACGTCATCCCATCCACCCATCGGCACCGTAGACGTACCGGGGCGCGTCCTGCCACTCCTGAATCTGTTGCGGGACCGCCCGCGCGAACGTCAAAGCAAGCGCATCGGCGTCATCGGGCGACTTTTCGCCCCGCGCTTGGATATCTGCCTTGCTCTCGATAACTAGTTTACTTCCCGACAGCTTAATGTGGTAGCCAGGCAAGCACAACTGCTGGCACAGGCTCTCGTCATCCGGGATGGAGCCCTGGAGCAAGGCGTCCTTCAGCTTCGAGTACATGAACGCGCGCAGATTCGCACAATGCGGGTCGGGCGACTCCCCCCCGAACGCCACTTCGTACACGTTCTCGAACCCCATCGAGCGCAAGCTCTGCACAATCGGAGCGCCGAAGGCCGTATCCACGAACATCGCCGCGATCCGGCTGTCCGGGCGCTGGTCGCGCAGCAACTCTGCGCAGATCCCTATGCGCCGCGTCCGATCTGGGTCCTGTTCCCCCGGTATCCGGATAGCCGGCTTAGTTGCCATATTCAGCCCGCGGCGAAACCGGATTACGTTCCACGCCTTGCCGCCTCCGCTTACGTCGAATCCGGCGATCAGAGGGTCTTGAAGATTGTCTCGAAGAGTCCGTCTCCGGGCTGCATCGACCCTCGATCTGTCGATGTACTGCAACTCAGAAGCGGAAGGGGCCATCCCCAACACGCGGACCCTGAAGTAATCCGACTCTTCCCCGTAATCGGCAGCCCACTGCTTGATAAGCTGCTTGTTTGTAAACTTGCTTGTGCGGCTGTCAACCCTTCTGGTGTTCCACCGCGCTTGCTGGCTGCCAAAGCAGACTTCATAAAATGCCCCCGTGTTTCTAACACACTGCCCCCACGCGAAAAACATCGGCTCCCCGTCCGTCAGTCCTCCGCTGGCCGTCTCCCATATCTTGTTCGGCACCTCGCTCGCTTCATCGAACAGGTACCAGGATGTCGAACTCCGCGCGTGCTGTCCCGCGAAGCTCTGCGCGTTCTCTTCCTTGCACGTCTGCGCCACGCAGTTCCATGAGTCCGGGTCCTCCCGGCTGTAGATCCCGTGCGCCTGGATGTCGAACCACCCCGCGGTAACGCAGAGCTTGCCCCACCACTGGATTGCCGCCCACGTCCGCGCATCAAGCTGCGCATACGTGCCGGCCGTCACTGTGCCTCTGCTCGAAGGCCTGGTGCTCAGTATCCACCAGGTGATCCAGGCCCCCATCGCAGACTTGCCCGTGCCGTGGCCGGACGTCTCGGCCATCAACACGGGCAGTACCGGATCGCGTCCATTGAACCGCCGCGACCGCACTTCATCCGCCAGGCTGCGCAGGAACTCGGCCTGGTTGGCGTCCGGGCCGCTCTCGTCTTGCAGCGGTCCAGGCTTGCCCCACGGAAAGGCCAACTCCACAAAGGCGAGCGGATCGGCGTACAGTTCCGCCATTGCCTTGCAGAGTGCCCGGTCTACTTCGATCGGCAAGCTTGCTCCACCGCTCTCTTGGCGTCCTCAAGTTGCGGGAAGTCGCCGAGAGGTACCTGGCCAGCCTGCATGTCCAGCTTGACGGCCGTCCATGGCAGGCCTTCGCGATCCCGCGCCACGCCGCCCAGAGAGATAACACCCTCACGAACGTACATTAAGCCTTGCCAGCGGTCCGCCACGGCTACTACTTGGTCAGCGCTGCCGATACCGCCTTGTTGACCGTCGCCTGGTGCTGCGGCGTTGCACCCTTGATGCCTTCGATCAACGCTTCGATGGCCGGCAGATCGACGTCCGCGGTTTGCAGGATCAATGTAATGAGTTTGAGCCAGTTCATGCCCACGATGGTCTCACCGCCCGCGAAGACTGTCAAGCCACCGGGCGGATTTGGCGTCCATCCATCGGTCTTGAGCCTGACGGCTGCGCCGGACGGCGCGTCTTCGCGCAGCGCGCTCGAGCTCGCGCTTCCACCCGGCGAGCTGGGCGGCTTTCCGGCGCGCCTGGATTTGCCGAATGCGCTCCAGGTTGTCCTGCCAGGTCGCGGAGGTCCACATTAGGTCCACATTAGGTCCACATCGGCCGAAGGATAGCGCGGCGCGCGCCGGGCGTCAAGCGGTGAGCACGGGAAGCTCGGCAGGATTGGCAACGTAGGAAGCATATTGCCGTCCTGCACAACTGAAGATCCGAGCTTCTACTACCTGACTGTCGTCATTGCGCTTCGGGTCTGACAGGTAGGCGTGAAGCTTAGCGACACCCGCGCGAAGGGTTTCATCGCTCGGCTGGCCGTCCACGTTGCAGTCCCAGTTCGTTCGCACTTCGTTCTCCCTGCCATCCGGCCTCCGGAAACGAAACCCAGCGACGAAGCCATGTCCGCGTTTTCGATCGCGAGCGGAGAGTTTGCGTCCGCAGCGCGGGCATTCCCTTAAATGCTCCGATGGAGGCATTGAGTCACCAACACTAAGATATCACTTATTTTCGGTGATCGCAAGTTATTGATCTCGCTAGGGAGAAAAACCCCTCCCTCACCCTGGACCCCTCCCTCCCCGTCCGAAGCGCCGAGCTTAACGCGATGCACGGAGTTTGTCAAGCGCCCGTCAGTAATCCTTGCTCTGTCCGGCCGGCAGGTTGCGCAGCCGCTCGCACTCCAAGCGGTCGGGCTTGCTGTCGAACACTCCCAGGAAGCTGCACGCCAAGACCACCGTCGTAGCGATCAGCGAAAAGAACACCGTCAGAATCAGTATGGTTTCCATGCTCCCAGCATGGACCTGGTGCACGCCGCGATCAATCCTCTCTTTGGATAGCAGCCTCAATCGCGGGCGGCTCCTCGATCTCGGCCCCCCGGCGCTGCCGGAGCGCTGCGAGGATCTCCGCGCCGGCTGAGTGCTCCACCTTGGCATCCAGCTCCAGCCGCTCGCCGTACCGCCGCGGCTGCAAGTGCGCCGCCCTCCACTTATACGCATCGATCGCCACGCGAGCCGCGTTTGGCTCAATTTTGCCCGCTGCGCAGTCATCCGCGACCGACTGCACCCGACTGTCCATCATGTCACCGCAGGCCGTGCGCGCGCGCGCGTATTGGTCCGCAAGTGCCGTGTTATCAGCGACACGGCGTAGGAAAGCTTGTGGGCTGGTACCAAGCTCGATACAGACTGTGCGGAGCGCTTCCCCGCCTGCAACACGCTCCAGAATTTCGTCTGTTTGGGGCAGGGGTTCCATGCTTCGATTGTAACCGATACCCCCATTTGTGCAAGGGTATGCCCGCATTTGATTTCGTACAAACCCCCATCGGGGGGCTATGCGGTAAAGGGGAAGGGGTACATACTTAGATCATAGAGCAGGTAAGGAAAAGAAAAAAAGGAGATAGGTAGACGATGACAAGAAAAGCGGCAGTTGCGGTAGAGCAAAGGCTGCGGGCGCTGGGCGTTTATCGGCCCTACGTTTCCGCCGACTCTGAGGGTCGCGTATTTGTTGAATCGTATCCCCTGACAGCGGTTATCACGCACGGCGCTTGCGATCCTGAAATGGGTCCGACAGAATGCGTAAAGGTGACCGATTGCACGCTACCCAGGCTGGGCCAGGACTCCACTGTCACCACTTCGCGGGTGTTCATCGGCCAGGACGTAATCGGGCGCGTTGCGGAGCACTTCTTGGCGTTCTGGGATGTTGCTCACGCGCGATCTGTCGAGCAGGATTACGACGCACTGAAACGCACCGCATAAGCCCCCTGAGGAGCCCGTGCGATCCGGGCGAAACGCCGAGAGGCGTCGGGGTAAAGGAGCCTCAAGGAATGACGCGAAAAGACTTTGAAGAACGTACGCGGTTTGAACAGATCCTCACCGAAGAAGCGGAAGCGCAGAATAACGACGCATTACCACAGTGGTCTCGGAAACAGTCCGCTTTGGTTGCCGCGCGGCTGTTATGCCGACATGGAAAGACCTACAGCCGCATCCAAGAGGCCGTGTGCAACGGCGTCGAGTGGTCGCATTACGACACTAACGAGAGTTTCAACCGGAGACAAGCGGCGCATGAGGCGTGGACAGAAAAGCGCGAAACGCAGCTTGAGAAGCGCATCCGGGAGATAGTGGCCGGTATCGGCGTGGGTTTCGGCGTGATCTTCCAGGGCGATCCACGCGGATGCACGATCAAGATTACCGTGCCCAGTGGTCGGACCAACGATTTTGGTAAAGAAGGAATCTGCGTACCTGGAGCCTAAGCCCCCTGATGAGCCCGTGCGATCCGGGCGAAACGCCGAGAGGCGTCGGGGCAAAAGGAGATAACGATGGAGCACACCTACGACCTCGTGAACCTGGACACGGGCCAGGTGGAGGAGCGGCAGCCGTTGAGCGTGCCGCGGGCCGAGGAGTTGAACGAAGATTACCGGTCGCTGGGCGTGAGACTGCGGTGGGTGATGCAGTTTCCGCCGGCGCGGGAGGTCGACTGATGGACCCGATTACGTTTCGCGTTTTGAGGCGCATCGAACGGGCAGGCGATAGGCTGTGGGGCAACGGAGATCACGACGCAGCGCGGCGCGTGTGGATGATCCACGGACAGATGGCCGCCGCCGCCTTCGGTTTTCCCCGAGGTCTGGATCTCTATGGGGAGCTTCGGCCCGCGGAGGTCCGGTGATGGCACCCCCGACGAATGCTGTAGAGCCGTGTCCGCACGGCCACGATCCCGCCTGGTGCTTGCGCTGCCAGGAGGCCACGCTGCCGCAGTGCGCGGGCTGCGACCGGCACGCGGTGCTCAATTTCCACTGCTCCCGGTGCGGAGTCCGGTTTTGCTCGCGGTACTGCATGGAGACGATCCACCCTTGGTCGGGCTGCCGCGAGTCGCGCGCCTGCCCGGTCGAAGATGACGTGGAGATGGCGCGTCGGATGCGGGGCTGAGGTCGAATCAGGGTAAATCGTGCGCTGGGAGGCCCTAGGACGAATCGGAAGCCTTCCACGGCAGTTTCACGGATTTTGCTTGTAATCGACCTCTCAGGCCGTCCTGGCGTCAGGAATGGCCTGTTCTCGTGGATAGAAGCTCCGGGCAACGAACCGCGCCAGTGGCAGCGGAATGCGGGCAATCATCGCACTGGCCGCCTTGCGGGAGTTGGAACCGGAGCCGTGCCTCCGTTGCTCCGAGCAGTCCGCGCCGGATGCGAACCAGTCACCGCCGTTCTTCGTTGCCGTGGCCGCTTTCCGCCGTTCATCCAGTGCCGTATCGAACCATGCCGCGCCGCTGCCGCCTTGCTTGACGCCTTCCGATTCCCGCTGATTTGTCAGGTGCCGGGTGTGATCGAAACCGTCCCGGATGTTCGCATGGCCCACGGTTTTAAACCGCCGCGCCGCCGCGATTCCCGCGCCGAACTCCGGTCGCACCACCACGCGCCCGCCAACCGATTCCACATCGCCCCACAGGTAGAACGAACCAAAGTGCGCTTTCGCTGGCCCTACCCACGGTTGCGCCCCTTTCACGTTCTCCACGACCAGCGGAATGTGGTGGCCGGCGGCTTCGCTGGCTTCCCGTTGGATGCGGAAGCAAGCGTCGAAGAGGTCCGTCAAATGGAAATTGCCGCGCCAGATCGGCGCGCTGCGCTCCCACCTTTGCCACGCAACCTCACGCTTTGCCCGCGACCATGGCATCGCCATCCAGGAATAATTTTGGCAAGGGGGCGAGGCGACTATGCAGGCCGCGCCCGCGAACTGGGAGCCGTGCAGGGTGAGCACGTCCTGGATTACAAGCTGGCCGGGATATTCGGACCATCCTCCAGTCAGCGGCGAACTGCGCAGCCGGGATTCGCTGGCAAAATTCATATGCGTGGTGCCTTTGGAATTAGCCCCGCTCATGGTTTTGGATGCGCCTGATTCTCCGATATCGCGCGCTGGATAGCGATGCCGCTCAATGTCGAAGCCCACCACATCATAGCCTTCGGCCAGGAAGCCTTCTGTCCAACCTCCCAGGCCGCAAAAGAGGTCGATGCAGAGTGGCTTCATGGCCGCTCCCGCCTGCCCCAAAGCAGATATCCCGCGAGCAAGCCCAGCCACCAGCAGATTGCGCCACCGGCGAACGCGAGAATGCGATCAGGCGTCATGGCAGGAAGCTCGCCCGCGACCGCAGCGCGTCCTCCGGCCGTACCTCGATCTTCGGCCAGGGCATCCGCTGCTCGGCGGCCATCGCCTGCAAGGTTGATCCAGGGCGCCGGCCGTTTCGTCGCCGCTCGATGCGCCGCGCCTCACGGTCGGCCTGCCGATCGGCCAGACCCTCCAGCGATGCGCGCAGATCGCGCCAGGCGCCGCGACGGCTCACGAGCGCCCCGCTTTCCGCTCAGCGCGGTACCACGCCGCCCCGTAGCAGGCCTGGGCGATCCGCTGCCGCCATCCGCCAGCGTACAGCCAGCGCACCGGGATGATGTTCGACCAAAGGAAATTGGCGTTCATTGCATTTTACCCACAGCAGCAATTCGTATCCGGCATCCCGCACTCGCGGCACATACCAGTGTCGGACGTTAGTTCCTGTGCGACTCGACCCATAATCCCAGTCCCCGGAAACAGGTCCGTGACTTCGTCGCCAGGGTGGACGTTGAGTAGCGCCAGAATCCAGCGGCAGACTCGGTCAGGCTTGGCCCCGCAAAGTCCCTTTCGCAACGTGATCGGCTCAACGATAAAGTCTTTCGGGGTAGTCTGTTTGCCGTTCTTCTCGGGAATCTCCGCCCGATGGCCATTGACCGGATTCCGGCCTCCCCGGTATATCACCGGCTCCCAAGCGTAAGCCGGACGCACTCCCCGCTTAAAGGCGCAGAAGGATTTGCACCACGCGGCCACGCGCACGTCCGGCGGGCACAGATTCAATATCTGCCGAAGGGTCGGAGAACTCAGCGAGAGCGCCCAGCCATCGGGAAACTCGCGGACAAGCCGGGCAATCAGTTCGGCGTGATCCACTTCGGCGCATTGGTAGCGCCGCCGGGCTTGCCCAATGTACGGAGGATCGGCGTATGCAAACTTCATGGCTCGGCCCTCAGCGCGGCAACCTCATCGGGGTGCTCCCGCTCGGCCCACGCAAGGTGATCGGCCCAGAACTGGCGCGAGGCGTTTGCCTCCGGAGTATCGCCGCGCATCGGACTCTCCGTGGCCTCCAACGCGTCCCGAATCCCGTTGCGGCGCAGTCGCGCGTAATCGGCGTCGGTGTTCCGACCGTTGAGCATTTGCATGATGCCGCCCATGGCTGCATGAGCTGCGGTCATTTCGTTGGCCGCAGTCTTGGGAGGCGTGAACGGAACGAACGGCAGCACGGGACTCCTGGGAGCGGCCTTCAGGCCCATGTGCACGCGCTCATCGCGCACGATGTCTGGGTGGTTTTCTTCGGCATATTTCAGGTAGTCTTCCCAATTTTGCCGGTCCCGGCAGTCCCCAAGTTGCTCCAGCGCCAACAGGCAGCGGTGGACCTCGGAGCGGAACTCATCGCGCCAGCGGCGCATCTTGTCGTCCTTGCGCGCCACCA